GGCCTACGCCGAGACCATCGTCCTCGGGTGGCGGGTCGTGCAGGAGGACGGGACCTTCGTCGAGGGCCAGATGCACGCGGAAGACGGGTCCCTGCTCCCGTACACGCTGGAGAACGTGCTCGCGACGTTCAAGAAGCTGCCGGACCTCTACGACGACATCCGGGAGCAGGCCCAGAGCATGGTTCTGTTCCGCGAGGGTCTGCGCGAGGAAGCCTCGGGAAACTGACGGCGGTCCTTCTCTACGCGCTGGAGCAAGGACCCATTGAACAGAAGATCATCGTCGCAGCCCTTCGGGCGCGTCGGCCGCTGCCTCAGGCGATCGCTGACGCGCCCCAACTCCAGCTCGGCTTGGAGCTCTATTTCGAGGCCTTCTGGGACCTGAATACGTGCCGGCCCGCAGGGATGGGTGTCTATCCGATCCCGTGGGCGGCCATCCTCGACTGGGCAAGGACTTACGAGCTGGATGTGGACCAGACGGACGACCTACTCTACCTTGTGCGGGTGCTCGATCACGAGTTCCTGAAGCACGAGGGCAGCCGGAAGGGGTCGGGGTGGCAGAAGCCCGAGAGTTCGCGCGGCACTTGGAGCTCATCGCCGAAGCCGTCCGGCGGAACACCCTCATCACGGTCAAAAGGGCCGCGATTGCCGCCGACCAAACCGCGGTGATGAAGACCCCGGTCGACACCGGCCGGGCGCGCGCCAACTGGCTGGTCAGTGTGGGGGTTGCCGAGTATACTGTCACGGAGGCGGCGAAGAAGCTCTCGAAGGGGGCAGCGACCAATGCTGCGCTGGAACAGGGTCGGGACGCCATTCTGAGCTACAAGCTCGGCCAAGGTGGTATATTCATCACAAACTCGGTGGCGTACATCGGGTTTCTGGATGCGGGCAGCTCGGCGCAGGCGCCGAAGGGGATGACGGCAGCGGCCATTCAGGCGGCAGCGAGGCAGCTGGGGTCGGCCAAGCTCTTGAGGTGAGAAGGTGGCAACTGAACGCCTCACAATCCAAGTCGATGAGAAGGGCGCGCTCGTCGTAGCCCGGAACATCGAGGATGTTGGCAAGTCGGCCCGGCGGACGGTCCCGGCGCTCGACATGATGAAGAAGGCCCTGCTGGCGCTGTCTGCTGTCGCTGCTGCCACCGGCATCAAGCAGCTGATCGAGATGGCCGACACCTACACCGTGCTCCAGAACAAGCTGCGGCAGGTGACGACTGACACGTCGAACCTGTCGGCGGTCACGTCGGAACTCTACGCCATCTCGGGGCGCACTCGCTCGTCTTTTCAGGCTACGGCAGAGGGCTACGCCAAGGTGGCGCTCGCGAGCAAGGAGTTGGGCCGGACGCAAGCCCAGCTGCTGCAGTTCACCGAGTCCCTGAACAAGGCTGTGGTGATCGGTGGATCGTCTTCGTCTGAGGCGGCCGGCGGCTTGCGTCAGCTCTCGCAGGGTCTCGCCTCCGGCACGCTGCGTGGCGACGAACTCGTCTCCGTGCTCGAAAATCTGCCCTACGTGGCGGACATCATCGCCAAGCACCTCGGCGTGACGCGCGGCGAGCTGCGCAAGATGGGCGCCGACGGCAAGATCATGGCGAAGGACATCATCGAGGCCTTCGAGGCCTCCCGGGCCGAGATCAACGACCGCTTCGGGCGGACCGTCCCCACGGTCGGAGAGGCCGTCACCCGTCTGGGGGATGCGTTCACCCGGCTGGTCGGTGAGCTCAACAACAGCAAGGGAGTCACGGCCTCTCTCGCCACCAACATCATCAACTTGGCGAAGGTCGTGGACGGACTGGGCGCCTACATCAACACGGCCACGACCGCGGTGGTGTCCTTCGGTGTGGCGTTCTCGGCACTCAAGTTCGCCAGCATCTCGCAGGGCGTCGCCGGAGCCGCGGGTCAGTTCGGGCTTCTGACGGCAGGTCTCACGAAGGCCAAGGGGGCGATCGGAGGGATCACCACGCTGCTGGCTGGAAACCCCATCGTTCTGGGCCTTCTGGCGATCGCTGCCGCCGCGTCGGTCACCGTGGGCTACTTCGACAAGCTGAACAAGATTCAGGATGAGATCGAGGCGACCGACGAGGCGACGTACCAGATGCAGCTGCAGCGACTCCAAGCCCAAGGGCAGGAGATTCGGAACCGCAAGCTGGGAGAGAAGGGCCTGCAGGAGTACCTCGTGGAGCTGGAGAAGGAAGTCCAGATCGGCGAGAAGTCGAAGACCCAGAAGGCAGAGGAAGCCGCGCTGGCGCAGGGCGCGCTGGCGGCCAAGCGGGAACTGACGAAGGAGGAGCGCAACTCGATCACGACCATCATCCGGGCGGGAGCCGCCCGGGATGCGGAGAAGGAAGCGATCGAGCGCATCTTGGGCCCGCAGCGGCAGCTCACGGCTGAGCTTGCCATGCTGCAGCGCATCAAGCCGGAGCTGACGGCCCAGCAGTACGCGGACGAGACTCTGCGGATCGAGAGCGCCCTCGCGAAGACGGCGGATCCCATGAAGACGCACCTCTCGGACATGCGCGAAGAGATTCGCCTGCTGCAGCTGTCCAACACCGAGAGAGGGCTCGCCGAGGCGCTGAACAAGGCCGCCAGTGTGAAGGGGAAGCCGCTCGAACCGGCTGACGTGACCGCAGTCACGCAGAACTTCTCGGAGAAGACCGCGCTGGAGCAGGAGCGGGCCATACTGGAGCAGATCCGCGGCCCGCAGGAAACCTACATGCAGAATCTCGCCGCGATCGAGCGGCTGCGCACGAAGGGCGTTGATCCCGCGGCACTGGACAAGCTGAAGGCCGAGCTGGACGTGGCGAACAGCGGCTACGCGAGCGCGGTGGAGGGTTTGACGCAAGAGAACCAGCTCCTGATGCTGAACACGGCTGAGAGGGAGAAGGGGTTCATTCTGCAGCAGGCTCTGCAGGACCTGAAGCAGCAGGGCATTCCGGCCGCCTCTGCCGAGGGGCAGGAGTACATCGCAGCCCTGCAGCTGAACTCTGCGCTGCGCGACCGGATCGAGCTACTGGGCAGCCTGACCGGCGGTCAGCTGGAGTCCTACCGCGCGCAAGAGGAAGCGATCATGGCTCAGTTCCGTGCCGGGACGCTGACCATCGACCAGCTCACTACGAAGCTGGGGACGCTCTCGGCGACCTACAAGCAGCAGGGCGAAGCGGTCGCCGGTGTGGGGGACCTGTTCAAGGCGCCCTTCCAGAGCGCGATCGCCCAGCTCACCGACTTCTCGACCAACGGGAAGCTCGTGATTGGGGAGTTCGTCTCGGGGGTCCTGCAGCAGATTGCCCAGCTGGCCGCCCAGAAGATGCTGATGGCGGGGCTCAAGTCGATCGGCATGCCCGGCTTCGCGACCGGCGGCGAGTTCACTGTGGGCGGATCTGGAGGCACTGACAGCCAGCTCGTGGCGTTCCGGGCTACTCCCGGGGAGGACGTGTCCGTACGCACCCCGGATCAGCAGCGGCAGGGTCAGTCGAAGGCCGCTCCTGCTGCACAAGTGATGCCGTCGATCAAGATCGTGAACATCTTCGACCCGGCTGAGATTCAGGCAGCCATGCAGGCCGAAGAGGGCGAGAAGGTCATCATCAACGTGCTGAAACGGAACAGCACCGCAGTAAGGCAGGCAATCGCATGATTTTTGGATCAGCTTCAGGCTACTTGGACCTGTCGGCCAAGTTGATTGCCGCCGCCACCGGCAACAGTCTCGCGACCGTGTCGGTGGCGGGGGGCGGGACCGGCTACTCTGTTGGTGACATCCTCACGCTGGCCGGCGGCACCTCCAGTGTGGCCGCGACGGTCGAAGTCACCACGGTATCCGGCGGTGTCATCACTGGCGTGCGCGCACTCAACGCCGGGGTCTACACCGTCAACCCGTCCAGCCCCAACAGCGCCACCGGTGGCGGCGGGACCTCCGCCAGCCTGACGGTGACGTTCGCGTCCAACGGCTGGACCCAGCTGCGAGACCAAGTCTGGACCGGCAGTGACCGCGAAGTGATCCTGATGGGCGAGGGCGACGGCGCGGACGAAATCTACGTCGGCTGGCGCACGTTCACCAACAGCTCCACCTACTGGAACTGGGAGCTGCATGGGATGACCGGCTACACCGCGGGTCTGGGCATGGTGGATCAGCCGGGCGTCTCTCCCGGCTTCAGTGACGGGGCCACTGCCGCCGCCCGCACGGGGGCGTACCTGCTGCTGTTCACATCGTCGATCGACTACTGGTTCCACATCACGCCCTACAGGATCCTCATCATCGCCAAGGTGGACACGCGCTACTTCAACGCCTACTTGGGCTGGGGCGATCGCTTTGCCACGGAGTCCGAGTACCCCTACCCGATGGTGATTGCCGGCCACACCAACCTCTACAATGGCACCTACAGTCAGTCGACTATCACGAGCGGGC